CCATTGACGCGCAGGGCGTCGAGACCTCGCGCGATCGCATCATGGCAGCCGCGCGTGGCGGTGGTGCCGGTGGCGGTGGGTCCCTCAACGGCTTTGCGAGCGGGGCCGGGGGTGCTGGCGCATCAGGTATCGTCATCGTCTACTGCATCTAAGGTCTCGTCGAGGAAGGGTGTACCTGGTCAAGGTCTGGACCGGTAGCGCGTGGGTCCAGTATCCGATCAAAAGATGGAACGGGGTAACGTGGGTGTAACCATCACTCCGGAGCTTATGGAGTTCGCTTCTCCCGACGAACGGCGCCGCATCGAAGCGACGCTGCGTCGGAAGCAGGCGCTCTTGTCCCCGGCCGACTTCGCGTCAGCGACCGACAAGAACTACGTCGATTTCCGCCACACCCGTCTCATCAGCGACTCCATCGCCGCCTTGAAGCCGGGCGAGAACCTCATTGTCAGCGCCCCTCCTAGAACAGGCAAGACCTATATCTGCGCCATTCAGACGCCTCAGTGGGTGCTGGCCAACAACTCCGACGCCCGTGTGGGGTACGTCACCTACGGTAAGGACCTCTCCAACAAGTCTGGTCGCCTAGTCCGAGACGGCCTGCGGTCCAACCGGCCGCTGACCCCCATAGTCGACGAGTCAAGCCGGGCCATTGACGACTTCGCCATCAAGGGGGCGCGGGGTGGCTATTTCGCAACCTCCGTGGGCGGCGCTCTGACCGGGCTTGGGTTCGACTGGCTCGTTTTCGACGACCTGCTCAAGGACCAGGAGGAAGCGTTGTCCGCCGAGCGGCTGGTCTCGGTCTGGGAGTGGCTCACCGCGACGGCCTGGACTAGGCGCGAGCCGGGCTGCCGCACCATCTGGATTTCTACCCGGTGGGCGTTGATGGACCCCGTGGGCCAGGTTCTCGCCGGCAACCTAAAGGGCGAGTTCAAGTTCCTCAACTTGCCGGCCCTCGCCTTGGACGGCCCGGACCCTGCCTTGCCGGTTCCTGAGGCCCGGGGCCGGATCACCGTTCTGGACGGGAGCCTGGGTCGCCAGCCGGGCGAATCGCTGGTCCCTGAGCGGTACACGGCCGAAGCTTTCGAGGAACTGCGCAACGACGACTACTGGTTCGAGGCCCTGTTCCAGGGCAACCCGGTCCCCAAGAAGGGAAAGCTGTTCGACACCTCTAGGTTCCTGCGGGTGCCTTCTCCGCTCGCCTCGGCTGGGCGCTGGTTCGGGATCATCGATACGGCAAACAGCTTGAAAACCAGAGCCGACTACACCGTTTTTACAGTGTTCTGCGCGTTGAAGCCGGCTGACGGTAAGGACCAACTCCTGATCAGGCACGTTTTCCGTGACCGGCAGGAGACAGCCGACCATATGGCCTGGGTGCGGGAGTGCCTGGCTGCGATCGAGCCTGTCAAGCTGGGCTGGATTGGTGTGGAGGACAAGACCTTCGGGTCAGTCTTGCTCCAAAGTTGGAGGCGCGGTCGGCTGTCGACCGACCCTCTGTTCCGCCCGATTAAGGCTGACCTGGACAAGTACACACGAGCCTCGGCGGCGGCGGGCCTGTTGGAGCAAGATTATCTGGCGATCCCCACGACTGCAGAGTCCTGGATCGTCGATATGATGAACGAGTGCGTTGCCTTCCCCGACCCGTCAGTGCATGATGACATCGTAGACACTCTGGGCTACGGGGCGGCCGCCTTCATCCAGATGACCGGCCTGGTCGTCCGCAAGCCGGCCCCCCGCGCTCGCGACATGGAAGATCGCACCGTGAAGGCCCTTCGGCTGCGGGCTAACCGGCGGCGAAAGCGAGTCAGACGCATCAGTGCCCTGCAAAGTTAGCCCGTGTGGTAGAATGTAAGGATCGACCGTCAGAAAGGTCATAAAGCGTGAGCAAGGACACCGTAACGACTTGGGAGGCGGTCCAGTTTCGCTCTCCCGGCATCGACTGGCAGGAGTGGAAGGACTCTGGTTTCACGATCAAGCTCGCCTGGGCCTGGGGCACCGCGCAGTTCGGGGTCTCCGAGACCAAGGATTGGCTTGCCGCCGGGTTCCATGACGCGGCCAAGGCTGCGGCTTGGAAGGCCGAAGGATTCAATATTGATCAGGCGAGCGATTGGGCGGCGGCCGGGTTCGAGGCTGCCGAGGCCCGCCCTCTCGTTGTGCAGGGCCTTTTGTCCTCGGACGCGGCCCTGATCCGCAAGCTTCTCGGCTTGGGGCTGACTCCTGCCGAGATCAACCAGACGTTCGCCCGGGTTCGTGAGTTGCGTTTGGAGGCTATAGCACGGATCATCGTTGCCCAGGATGACCGCCTGACCACCCAACTTTAAGGAGCCACCCTTGACGCCTTACCGATTTCTGTCTACTCTTGATCTCAGCCTTTCTCAAATGACGAACGGCGGCTGTATGCGCTGCGGTCGCCAGGACGTGAGTGACAGTCCTGCCCTGCCTGAGGGGTGGGGCGGACGGTCGTTTGTCACGCTCGGCACCTACATCGACTGCGGTCAGGGGCTTTCCCATCATGGCGAGCCCTTGCTTTGCCCGCCCTGCGCTATCGAGCTGGGGAGATTCCTGCGGATGGTGCCCGAGACCGAAGTTGCGGCCCGGGAGGCCGAGGCCGAGCGCAAGTTGGAGATCGCCGCCGAGAAGGAGGCCCACGCCGCTGATCTTATGTCGGCAGCCGAGCGGGTGTTCGCTCACTTTGGCCGGGTGGCCGAGCCGGCGCCGGTCCGTCCTAAGGCCAAGAGTTGATCCCGGTACTGGTCGCTGCAGTCATCGTGCTCGGCATTACGCACGCTCTGACGATCATCCTGGGCCACGATGAGCGCAAGAGGATGCTGCACGCTGTCCTAGCCAAGCATGGTGCTGAGTTCGTCTCGATCGAGAGGGCCGCCGACAAGCCGTCCAAGCCGGTCCCTGAGCCTGCGCTTGATGCGCCGCCTCGTCGCCCTATGGGACTGTGACATGAATTTGTGCGTAAACGGAGTAAGGGACGACAACCGGCCTGAAAACCTAGAACTGTGGAGTAAGAGTCAGCCTAAGGGTCAGAGAGCAACCGACAAGCTCGCCTGGGCTAAGGAGATCATTCGCATGTACGAACCGACTCAGCCTGCCCCGTGTTGTTTGGGCGACCTTCGCAGGATTGGTGCCTGAGATGGCTAAGAAGCAAGACCGGCACCCCATCAAGGAGCGTTATGATAAGGCTGTGGAGGTTTGGAAGCCACAGTTGAGAGACTATTGGTCTAATCGTGCGTTCATCCTGGACAATCGGCAATGGATTTGGTGGTCGAACACGACGGATCAACTGGAATTGGTCCCCGAGGACACTGACCACGCCCGTCCCACGATCAACCGACTTTGGCCTGGGTCGCGAACCCTGATGGGCAAGCTCTTGCAGCGGGAACTGACGTTCGAGAACCACCCGAACGACGTGGACGACAGGGCCATCCAGGGCGCCCGTCTTGGTGAGTCGATCATACGAGCTATCCACCACGACCATCGCTGGGAGGCGATGCGGGAGAAGCTGTCCTGGGCCGTGTGGTTGGGCGGGACTGGCGCTCTGGCCGTCGAGTGGGACCCCAAGGCCGGCAAGCCGGTCGCACTTTCTGATGTCGGTGTCCCGATCCCCCAGGGCGACACGGTTGAAACGGCGCTGTCGCTGCCCGAGTTTATTATCGAGCCCTATGTCCAGAATGTCCGGCAGGCCCGCTGGTGGATCCGGGTGCAGGCTCTCGCCCCTGAGCGGGTCAAGTTTATGTACAGCCTGGAAAAGGAGCCGCCCGCTGACGCTACATTTGGTCTGACTTCTCTCCAAGGCTCCCTGATGAGGGGCCTGGCTGGCGCTTCGGCCAGTTCCCCCTTGACGTTGGTTCTCACCTACTACGAACGCCCCAACGAGGAAACGCCGGCCGGTCAGATTGTTACCATCGTCGACAACAAGGAGGTCGAGGGACCCAAGCCCTGGCCGTTCCCGTTCAAGGACCGGCTGAACTTGTTCTTGGCCACAGAGACACCGGTCGACGACCAGGCCCTCGGGCGGACCGTGGTCACTATCGCCCGGCCCATCCAGAGCGCCTACAACGTCGCATGGGGCGCAATCATGGACCACCTGGACAACGTGTCCAACGTCCGGATGGCCATTCCCCAGAGCGCCATCGACATCATGGATCAGGTCTCTGACCGGCCAGGTGAGATGCTGACTTTCATGGACGGCATGGACAAGCCGAGCTACATCGTCCCGCCCAACAGCCCGTCCGACTGGTGGAGGATCATAGAGACCCTGAGCTTGCAGTTGGACGACGAGCTGGGGGTCCACGACATTAGCCGGGGGGCCGCTCCTGCCAACATCGAGTCCGGGTACGGTCTATCCGTCCTGGCCGAGCAGGACTCGACCCCCATCGGCAAGATGACCAAGAGCATTGCCTTCGCCTTCGCTGAGATGGCGTCGGCTGTCTTGCAGCTTTACGAGTCGGAGGCCAAGGGCGCCAAGAGGACTAGTGTCGTCACGACCCCAGACCAGATGACTCGCACAGTGCGCTGGACCGGCAAGGACCTGGCCGGCCAGACGACGGTGGTGGTGCCGCTGGACGCCGTTGCCCCTCGTAGTCAGGCGGCCATGCAAGCCTTCGCTGAGAAGGCGTTGCAGATGGGCCTGATCCAGACCGTGCAGCAGTTCACCCGGTTGTCCGAGATTCCGGGCGCAAGGGACATGATCGACGCCGTGGCCCCTGACGTTGCTCGGGCTAGGCGGGAGAACCACGCTATGTCCCTAGGGCAGGTCCGGTTCCCTGAGGATTGGGACAACCACGCCGACCATCTGGCCGAGCACAATGCATTTCGCAAGAGCGCGGCTTACGAGACCCTCGGCCCGAAGGTCAAGGAGCTTTTCGCTGTCCACGTTCAGGCTCACGAGACTCTGGCTGGCGCTGAGGCTGGCAAGATGTCGATGCGAGCGCTCGAACCGGGCCTGGCGGGCGCCCCCAACGCCCAGGGCGCTCTGCCGGTGCCGCCTCCTGACGCTGGGGGGCTGTTGCCGGACCAGATAGCCGAGGCTCAGGCGGTGGGCGGGGTCTTCAAGGCCGGCCAGGCTGAGCAGGAAATCCTAGATCGTATCTCAGCGGCGGCTGGGCTACCGCAAACGTCCGGCTAACCGTTAGCCGGCGACAACAAAGGAGAAGTAACAGTGTCAGTTCCCACCGATCCAGCAGGCCAGGCGCCTGGGACCGGCTCAGAAACCGAGTCTGAGACGACCACCCAGGACACTACTCCCGAACCTGACCACAAGGGCACCCCGACCTGGGAAATGGTCGAGGAACTCCGTCAGGAGAACGCCCGCCGCCGAGTTGCGTCGAAGGAGATTGATGACGCTTTCTCCGGCTACCAGCCCGAGGAAAAGGCGGCGCTGCTCGACATCGCCAAGCAGCTTGCCGACCCCGCCCTACAGCCGGCGGCCGCTAAGAGGCTCCAAAGCATCGCTGAGCGCATTCTGAGCGACGGCGATACAGGGGTCAAGCGCCCGACCGGCGAGGTCGACCCCGACGAGAGGCCGCTCACCAGGCGTGAGTGGAAGGAGTTGGAGGCCAAGAGGGACTCCGATGAGAATGCCAAGCTGAGCATGGACGCCATTTACAAGGAGGCGGCCAAGCTCGGATACGAGGACCCCAACTCAGAGGAATCGGCCCTGTTGTTCCGGTACGCCCTGAACGAGACAGAGGGCGACCTTTCCAAGGCCGATGAGAGGGTGAAGGCGTACAAGCAGGCCATCGTCGACAATTACGCCAAGGAGGTCGAGGCTCAGCGGGACAAGTGGCTGAGTAGTCCCGGGGCTGCTGGTGGCTTTGGCGCCGGCACCGGGAAGCAGCCTAGCACCTTCTCTGAGGCGGCCGCCGCGTTCAGGGAAATGTTGAAGGCACGCTGACCAGATTGTAGGGCTTCTAGGCCCCACAATGTAGGGCTTCCGGGTCGTTGAGGGGCGGTCCGGGAGCCCTATGATATAATGTAGGTGATCGCAGCAAAGGAGGCGGCCAGGCGCCAAGTCTTTTGCTAAGGTCCAGGGTGCGAGCTTGACGCTGCGGCCCGCCTATTAACCGCAGACTACGTAAGCGCCCATAAGGGCCAAACCAAAGGAAGGATGAAATGGTTGCTGATCCGCTGACTATTGCGAACGCCGCGCTCAAGGTCCTGTACCTTCCGCTCGTGCGTGAGCAGTTGTCTAACAAGAATGTCCTGTTGGCTCAGGTTGAGTCCAACAGCGACGACGTTCAGGGTGTCAATTGGGAGATGTCCCTGCACCTTGGCCGTAACCAGGGCCTCGGCTCTCGTGCGGAGCTTGGAACTCTGCCCGACGCCGGCCACCGGCCCTCGGCCAAGGCCACTGGCACCCTTGTTTACCACTACGGGCTGTTCCAGGTGTCGGGTCCGGTTATCCGGGCTTCCCGCACCGACGAGGGCTCGTTCGTCCGGGCCGTGTCGTCCGAGCAGAAGGATATCCTTGAGTCTCTGCGCTTCGACCAGGAGCGTCAGTGCTGGGGAACCTCGGACGGCGTGATCGTGGCTACCGCCGTCACCTCGGCCAGCACCACGGTCAACCTGGGCGGCACCGCTGTCCAGCGTCGCCAGCTGGTGAAGGGCATGATTATCGACATCGGTACTGTGGCCAGCCCCACGTCTGTTGCTTCCGGGCGAACCATCACCGCTGTCGGTACTAGCACTATCACCATCTCGGGTGCTGCTGTCACCACGGCCACCACTGACCGTATCTTCCGGTCCGGTAACGGTGGCGCTGAGGGTGGCGTTGGCCGCAAGGAGCGGAACGGTGTGCAGGCCCTCGTGGCTGCCTCCGGCTCGGTCCACGGCCTGTCCACGGCTACTGAGGCTGCTTGGGCCTCGTACGTCGACTCGACTGCTGCTGCTATCTCGGACGCCCGCATTGAGCAGGCGCTCGACGAGATCAGCATCTCTCGTGGCGACACGGCCAGCGTGATCGGGTTCGGCAGCCACCGGGTCCTCCGGGCCTACTCGGCTACCCTGACCACGCTCAAGCAGTTCACTAACACCATTGATCTCAAGGGTGGCTTCAAGGGCCTTATGGTTGGCTCTGGTGGCTCCGGCGAGGTTGCTCTCACCGCCGTTCGGGACGCTCCCGAGAACTCGATCTACTTCATCGACACGATGCACCTCAAGGAGCACAAGTCGAGCGATTGGGAGTGGGTCGACTTCGGCGGCGGCTCGGTGCTGAACCCGAAGGCTGGGTCCGCTGGCACCGACGCCTACGAGGGCGTGCTCTACATCTACGCTGACCTTGCGGTGGACAGCCGGAATGCCCATGCGGCGATTCTAAACATCAGCTGAGTTAGCGAAGAAGTGAACAACACCCAAAGTGTTGTGCTATACTTGGGGATCGGGAGCGTGGGTGGCGCTCTCGGTCCCCTCCCACCCACAAAGGAGACAGAAGATGCCCAGCCCCAAGCGACCTTGCGCAGCCCCCGGATGCGAAACCATCGTCTGGCCCAAGGCGGACTACTGCCGGTCTTGCGCCGCATCTCTCCGCTGGGCCAGCGCAGAGTCACGATCCAAGCAATCAGCCGCCCTAAAGGGCCGCACCTTCTCGGCCGAGGCCCGAGCCAACATGTCGAGAGCACAAAAGCTGCGTGACCCTGCCACGAGAAGCAGTCTTATGGGCCGGACAGGGCAAAAGCACTCCGACGAGACTAAGGCCAAGATCAGCGCCAGTAATAGGGGGCGCAAGCGTTCTCCCGAAACCCTGGCCAAAATGTCGGCAGCGAGCAAAGGGCGTGTAGTCTCGCCCGAGACACGGGCCAAGATAGGAGATGCGAACAGGGGGCGCTCGCCCTCAGCTGAGACAAGGGCCAAGATAGGAGCCGCTAGCCGCAAGCACGGTAAGTACGCTTTCGACAGCAACGGTAGGAGACTGAACATGCGGGGCTACATGGAGGTAGTGAGGGAGGGAAGGAGAGTTCTAGAGCACCGCCTCGTCATGGAGGAAGCCCTGGGACGACCCCTCTACCCCCACGAGGTTGTTCACCACGTCAACGGCAACCGTCAGGACAACCGCCTAGAGAACCTCGAACTGTGGAGCAAGAGCCAGCCCGCCGGCCAGCGGGTCGAGGACAAGTTGGCCTGGGCACAGGAAATCATCGCCCTCTACGCCCCTAAGGACGAGTTGTGTCAGGTTTCCTAGCCCCGACCACACTGCCGAACGGGGCAGTCGCCTGGCTCGACGACGAGGTGCGTCAGTTTACCCGGGACCTTCACGAACTTTCCCCCCGCCTGGCCTTGTTCCGTGAGGCGGACAAGGGCTGGTCAATCGTAGAGGTCTGTGAGGACGGCAAACCCCGCCTGATCTGTCGCTCCAAGCCAAACGCCAAGCTCGGGCCAGAAGTCATCGCTATGCTCAGGGAGCACGACATCCGCAGTAGGGCCAACCAGGATATCGCTCAGCGGGTCATCTCCCACAACGAGAAGATCGTCGCTGACAAGGACGCCAAGATCATCGACAAGCGTAAGGCCGTAGAGGAAGAAATCGGATTCTACTTGCGTAGGGCGTCAACGTGAATCTGGGGCAGCTGAGAACGGCCGTACTGGATCGTCTGGGGCTGCCGTCAGACGACCCGATCATCACCACCACCGTTCTCGACCGGGACATCAACTCCCGGCTTCACTACATCGCCTCTCAGCGAGACTGGCACTGGCTGGTTACCACGGCCACCTTCAACACGGTCGTTGGGCAGCGGGCCTACACGCCCCCGGCCGACTGGCTCCGGACTCTCCATATCTACGACGATGGCCGGCAGTTGGACGCCCGCCAGCCTCAGAATCTCCCTGTGCCGCCCGCTGACACGCCCAACAACCGGTCCGTCGCTTACGCTGTCGAGGGCGGCTCCCTCCTGCTCTGGCCCACGCCGGAAGCCGTTCGGCCGCTCACTCACATCTATGTTCGAGACGAGACCGACCTGGCCTTGACCACGGACACTCCCCTAATCCCGGCCGGCTACCACGACTACTTGGTGACCTTGGCGGCCATCCTCGGAGCCATTCGCATCGACAACGAAAAGCGGGAGGCGGCACTGCGCACCGAGGCTCAGGACTGGCTCAGGACAATCAACGACAACGCGCGTAAGCTGGTCGTTCCTGTGCGGCCCCGCAAGGTCCGGCCGCACCTTTGGGGCGGGGGGCAGTCGTGGAGATCACGGTAGCGCCTCTCGTCATTGT